AGACCAGGGTACAACAGAGACATCCTTAGACTATGTTATATACAATGGGATACTAGACACTACTGACATACTAAACATAGATAACAGTGGAGATTTTGGGTATAATATAGACCATGCAGGATTCATACTGAATGATACAGATGGTAAATTTTTAACTAACGCACCTACTACACAGTATATACGTGATAATGATTATCAAACACTAGCTTATTTTAGTCAGTATGATGAGGATTTTGTAGTTGGTGCAGGTGGCACACATCCATCTATACACAAGATCAAAATAGAATTTTTTGATTCATCAGGCACTACACTATCTACTCTCAATCGTACTGCCACTGCTAGTAATGGTGGACATGCAGGAAACATGAATGACAGTAATACTAGACTACAGTTTGTAGGTGTAGGTCCAGGTAACATTACAGGTGCAGGTAGTACAGTACCCGCAACGTGGTCATACTATACTGTACAGGCTATAGCTCTAGATAGTACTAGTAGTGATACTGTAGTCAGTAAAACGTATACATTTGAGAAAATGTCTGATGACTGTAAAGGATATGAAAATATCAGATTGACATGGATAAATAAATATGGTACATGGGATTACTACAATTTTAATAAAAAGTCAGTACGTACACTGATATCTGACAGAGTACAATATACACAGTTAGAGGGTACATGGAATGAGTCAAAATTCAAACTACATGACCATCTGGGTGGTACTAAAATGTATAGAAACAAAGTATCAGAAAATATATCTATAAATACCGATTACATCACAGAGACAGAGGCGTCATGGCTGTCAGATTTATTCATGTCTACAGATGTATATATAGTAAATCAGCGATCACCAGATTCTAGTGATGAGGGATACAATAGAAAGTATATTACACCTGTCATACTGACCACGTCAGACTACATAAAAAAGACTGTAGCAAACGACAAACTAATACAGTACAATATAGAATTGACAGTGAGTAGAAATAGACAAACAATGAAAGTGTAATATGAGTGTACAGTTAATCGTCTACCCACAGTCAAACCCTAATGGTATTTATACATACACACAGGTAGCTAATCAGACACAGTATGTAGGTACATTTAATTTTTACTATCTACTGTTTGCTACAAATACTACTACTACTAGTAGCTCACCACCTATAGATGTCATCAGTGCTGGTGGTGCTAGTACACCACTAATAGGTGTATGGAAAACATGGTCCACATCTGGTGGTACATATCAATCTACAAACGCTCCAGGGTATGCACTATTTGCTAATTCAGTAACTCTGAAATCTAGCGCGTCTGGTAATAGTAGTACAGGTCTGTATCAGTTGATAGATGGTCTGACAGTAGGACAGGATTATGAAATCACATACAAAACAATAGCGGGTACTGGTACAGGTGGTGATATATATATTGGTAATCAATATGGTAGTCAAATCAATGTAGGTAATACAGGATTCAACACGTGTGGTAGTAGTCTTTTTGTAGACACTAACATAGTATCTAATACAGTCTATAGTGGACACGTATTTACAGCTACAGATACTACAGAGGCACTGATATTTGAATACATCAATGATAATGGTACAAACGCTGTCATAGATTTTATCAGTATCAAAGAGGTACAGTCTACAGCTAACTCTGTATATTTAGACGTACATGATGGACAGGTCATACTAGACCTATATGAGGACACGTCTATACCACTGACACTGAACGTAGATAATTTTAAAGACGCTGCAGAGAGACCGACATCATACTCTAAATCATTTAGATTACCAGGTACTAAACGAAACAATCAAATATTCGGTAGTCTATTTGACGTAACTATATCTACATCTGACAGTATATACAGTTTCAATCCATACAGAAAAACTAGTATACGTCTCAAAGAGGATGGATACACGATATTTGATGGTCTACTAAAACTGATAGACATCACTGATAAAAATGGAGAGATATCATACAATGTCAATCTATACTCAAATACTACATCACTAAAGGAAATACTAGAACAGAGAAAATTAGGTGAGTTAGATCTAGCTGAATTAGAGCATGATTACACACATACCAACATCATAAATAGTTTTACAGGTGCACTATCACTATCATCAGCTCTAGTAACAGGTAGTTTTGCTGGTACAGCTGGAGCTACTACAACAGACGTACTCAAATACCCACTGTGTGATTGGTCCGGTAATTTTGAATTGCTAAACGACCAGATATTTATTGGACCTATGGAACGTGGATTCCAACCCTGGATAAAATGTAGGTATCTAATAGATAAAATATTTAGCGACGCTGGTCTAAATTTTGAGTCTAATTTTTTTGATACTACAGATTTTAAAAAATTGTATCTTGACTGGAATACAGGTGGTGGTATACATGGTGGTAATTTTCAGGTGAGTCAGGCAAATGATGAGGATACAGGTGTATCAGCTAATGATAATTTTACTACTACATTTACAGGATATACACCACTGAAATTTACAGGTACTAACTCACAGACGTACAGGGCAGAATATTACGCTGTAGATGATAGTACATTTACAGCTACTAGAAATGGACAGGTAGTAGACATACAGTACAATATCACTATCAAAAATACAACGGCAGGGTCTGAGAAAATTAGATTTAGACTCAGACGTAGTGGTAGTGTGGCAGGTAATATACCAGGTACATATTCACAGCAAACTATATCAGGAAATAGTACACAAACATTCAGTGGTAATGTACAGGTTACACTAGACAGTGGTGATACTATACAGGCACAGATAGTGTCAGAAACTAACAGTGCAGATTGTAAACCTTTGACAGGTGATAATACACAAGACTACATCAGGTTTACAGTACAGGCAGAGACGATGGGTCCGACAGATTTTAGTATGTCTAAACGTGCTGATATGAGTCAGTGGGATTTTATATCTGGAATCATAAAAATGTTTAATCTAGTAGTACTACAATCACCACCAGGTACAGGTGATTATAGGATAGAGCCGTATGTAGACATATTCCAACCGTACACATCTACAAATGATGTGCAGATCTTAGACTGGACAGATAGAGTAGACGCGCAAGAGTTTAAACTATCACCGATAAACACACTAAAAAAACGTCATACATTTACATATAAAAAAGACACGAAAGACTATGTACATAATACGTACTCAGACATGTTACAGGGATACGTCTTTGGTAGTTTTGAGAGAGAGGAATTACAAAACGATTTTGTTACTGGTGAGACTAAAATAGAGCTACCGTTTGCACCTACAATAGACAAATATTTATTCGGTAGTTCGTTTGCGTGTCCGGCTATATTTTCAAAAAAAGGAGATGATGAGTATGAACACTATGATAATCTACCACGTATACTGTATGACAATGGTGTATATACTGACCAGTACAATACGTTTGGGTTTAGGTCATTGATACAAAATGGTAGTGCGGCGTTTACTAATCAGACTACATATTTACGATTTTCACACTACATAGACCCTATAGGTAGTATGGGTACACAGAATTATAATTTTGGTAATTGTGATTTTATAGGTCCAGGTCCACATCCAATAGAAACACTGTATAGTGAGTTTTGGAGTACATACATAGACGAACTCTACCACAATGATACAAGAGTACTAAATCTAAAAATTAACCTCTATGCGAGTGATATTAGTACATTTAGATTTTTTGACATCATACGTATAAAAAATAGAGAATACAGAGTAAACAAAATAGACTACAAACCAGGTGATATTTCATCTATAGAATTAATCGCATTATAATGAATTTTAAAAAAGGATTTAAAATAAAACCCACCAGAGTAGATGAGTCTGGAGTAGTGGTATTTACTGATGGTACAAATGAGGTTATAGCAAATGAGAGAGCGTGTAAAGCGTATGGATACAAATTTAAAAATGGCACCTGTTTTGCGTATCAACCAACACCGGCTCTACAGAGGGTATATGACAATACTACAGTAGAGTCTAATGGAAATAACACGATAGGGTCTAATACACATAACTCACATGTCCAGGGTAGAGATAATACACTGAATGGAAACAATCAACAGGTATTAATTAATGGAGAATCACACACAGCAAATATAGACGTATCAGACAGTAGTACTATAGCTGGTAGAGGTAGTACGTTGCGTGCTAATGGACAGGCTATACTGACTAGTCATGTACCTAATAAAGGTAATGTAGGTGAGTGTAGTGTAGTCATACTAAACTGTAATACGACAGACAATAGTACTACTAGTATGTTAGCACAAATAGAGCAATCTAAAGCGACTGGTGTATTGACAGATTTCATACCAGTACCAAACAATAGTATAGTCGGTATAGAGTTATATCTGACCAGATTAGAATTAGGTGGTAGCTCTGGTACAGCTGGAAATTTTTCATATCGTAGACAACAGTCATGTATACGTGTAGACCAAAATGGGTCTGGTACTATCACAAATTTTAACACAAAAAACATAGCTAAACTAGGTGTTAATGGTACGTATGCAATCACTGGAGTAACACTACCCAATGAGGATGGTGATAATCAGTTTGCTATATCTGTAAATGTGTCTGATAGGAATAATGTAAATAATTCGTGGAGTGGTATTATGTATCTACATATACTGTCTACAAATGTAAATTTTTAAACTGATAAAAAATGGCGAGTAAAGCGGTAGTAGAGGTAGTCATGAAATCAGCCAAAGCACAGAATACTTTGGGTGGTCTAAATGAAAAATTAGATATACTGAGAAACAAAATTGAGGGTGTAGCGGTAGGTAGCGACGCGTTTAAAAAACTAGCTACAGAAATACAGAATACATCATCTAAAATCAAGACTCTAGAAAAAGAGATGGAGGGTCTGGAGCCACAACAAAAGGCAGAGGCGTTTTTAAAAATGGGTGAGGGTATAGCCGGCGGTTTCGCCGTTGCACAGGGTGCTATGACCATACTGGGTGTAGAGAGTGAAAATCTAGAAAAACTACAGGCAAAAGTACAGGGAGCAATAGCAATCGCTATGGGTGTACGTATGATGTCAGAGGCAGCTCTACAGGCTACTACAGCTAAACGTATTATAGTAGAAAAAATAGCTATCGCACAGACAAAACTGATGGCAGTAAATACAAAGATAGCTACCAAAGCTCTAGGTCTATACAGAGGAGCTATGAGAGCTGTAGGTCTATCAGCGTCTGTGTCAGTAAAAGGTGTAAAAGCTTTGAAAGTAGCTATAGCTAGTACAGGTATAGGTCTACTAGTTGTAGCACTAGGTACTATAGTAGCGTACTGGGATGAGATAAAGGGTGCAGCTACTGGAGTATCAAAAGACATGAGAGACCAGTTAGCGTCAGCTACAGCTACAAAGGACGCAGCTATAAAAAATATGGAGGCTACAGAGGGTACTACAAATCAGTTGCGTCTAGCTGGAAAATCACAAAAGGAAATATTAGAACTCAAGATCAAAGACGTAGAGGCGGCTATCGTAGCGTCTGAGATAGAACAGCAAAGACAAAGAGACACAGCCAAAGCACAGATAGCGGCAGCTAAACGAAATGAGGATATAGCTACAGGTATCATAGCATTTTTGACGTTACCTATTACGTCTACATTAGCTTTGATAGATGGTCTAGCGCAGGGTCTAAAACTTTTAGGTGTCATAGATGAGGGTACAAATCTAGCTGGTGATTTTTCTAGAGGTATAGCAAATTTTATAGGATTTGACGCAGATGATACTAAAGCTGAAATGGATGAGATTGACGCAGAGATGACGTCTGGTATAAATAGACTCAAAGAAAAAAGTGCTGGAATGAAATTACAGTTGAGAGATTTGAATAAAAAACCGACAAAAAGTGATCAGACAACACCAGATGAGGATACAGAAACAGACGCAGACACAGAGCTAGCAGAATTGAATGATTTACTAAAAGCTAAAGCACAATTAGAACAGGAATATTTTGATAGTCTACTGTCAGAAGAGGAGCGTTTATTAAACGCTGTAGAGGATAAATATTTTGAAAAAATAGAATTAGCTAAACAGTATGGTCTGGACACTACAGAGTTAGAGAACGCTAGACAGGCAGAAATAGATAAAATACAAGAGGACGCTAGACAAAGAGAAATAGAGGCAGACGCGGAAAAGAATCAGGCATTACTAGATTCCAGATTAGCGTTTGTCAGTGCTGTAGGTAATACAGTAGGTGAGTTGTCTGGTATTTTTAAAGAGGGTACAGCGGCAGCTAAAACAGCGGCACTTGCAGAGATAGCAATCAATACAGGTCTAGGGTTTATACAGGGATTAGACATAGCACAGAAATCAGCAAAAGCTACAGGACCTGGAGCGGCTCTGGCGTTTCCTATATTTTACGCAACACAAATAGCGGCAGTACTAGGAGCTGTCAAGAAAGCTAAATCAGCTTTGGGAGCTGGTGGCGGTACGTCAGCTCCACCAGTGCCGTCTACAGTTTCAGCCCCTACACGTAGTGGTAATTTTACACTATCTAGACCAGGTGAGGAACCTGGACCAATCAAAGCGTTTGTAGTAACAGATGAGATGTCTGACAGTCAGAGTCAGCTAGCTGATATACGTAGACGTAGTAGTATATAATATAAATTTTAAAAAAATGGCAAAAAAGAAAAAAAAGAAACGTAAACCGTACAAAATTACAGAGTTGGTCATCAGTGATAATAACTCTGAGTTAGCTATAGACGCTATATCACTGGTATCAGACCCCGCAATAGAGGTGAATTTTGTATATTTTGGAAAAGAAAAAAATAATCTAACACTAGCTAAAGTAGATGATGAGAAACGTATGTTAGTATCACCGGCTCTGATTCCTAATAAACAGATATACAGGTATGACGCAAACAAAGACCAGGATTATTATGTATATTTCTCACCAGACACAGTTAGACAGGCGTCAGAGATGTATCTAAAACACAATAATCATCACAAAGCTACATACCAACATGACAGTAGAGTATCAGGTGTACTGACTGTAGAGAGTTGGATCAAAGAGGGTGATATGGATAAGTCAAAATTATATGGATTTGACCTACCAGATGGTACATGGTTTGTCAAAATGTACATACAAAATGATGAGATGTGGAGTCGTATCAAATCTGGTGAGTTGAGAGGTATATCTATTGAGGGATATTTTGTGGATAAAATGGAGCAAATGGGTAAACAGACCATCAGTGATGAGGATATACTACATGCTCTAGCTGATATACTGAAAATCAAATAGAATAAAAGTATTTCTATTACATAGTAATTAAATCATAAATATATATATACAATGGAGTTAAAAACACAAATTTTAAAAGCGCTAGGTCTATCTGAGGACCAAAAGGTATCACTAGAATATCAGGCGAAATTAGAGGATGGTACTATCATAGTATCAACAGCTGATTCACTGACAGCTGGAATTGACATTTCTATACTAACTGAGGATGGAACGACAATACCATTACCAGTAGGTGAATACAAAACAGAGGATGGTCAGAGTTTTTCTGTGTCAGAAGAGGGTGTAGTAGCTGAGATTATAGAGGAAACTGAGGACACAGAAGAGACTACAGAGGTAGAGGCTGGTATGGACCCAGACAAAAAGAAATATGAAGAGGTAACATCAGAGGTAGCTGAGGTCATCACAGATGAGGTAGCACAGGCTAAAGGTGAGATTGCAGAGGCTATCAATGACGCTACTGGAGATGAGGTAACAGCTGATGTAGCGGAGGCGGCAGCTGAAATCGCTGTAGCTATAGTAGAGGAAAAAGTAGAGGACATAGCACTAAACAAACAAATCAATACTTTGATAGATGTTATGAGAGATGAGTTAACTGTGATGAGAAACAAGATCACTGAGTTAGAAAATACACCAGGTGCAGAACCTGTAAAAGCAAATAAATTTTCATCTAGCAAAGGTATGACAGAGTTGTCTAAAAAAGAATATGCAAAATTGACAGCTAGAGACAAATTTTTCTATAATATAAATAAATAATTTTAATTTAAAAACAAAAAAAAATGGGTTTATCAATTACGAGTAACTACTCAGGAAAAGCGGCAGGGATTTACGTATCTGCAGCTTTGAAACAGGCAAAGACATTAGAGTTTTTGACTATTTTAGAAAACGTAAAATTTAAAACTAACATCCAGAAAGTAGCTGGTGCTAGTTTAATCAAAGACGCTACATGTGATTTTACAGACGCGGGTACTTTGACTATGACAGAAAAAGTACTAACACCTAAAAATTTACAGATAAATGTAGATTTATGTAAAAAAGATTTATTATCATCGTGGGAGGCAAATCAAATGGGTGCAGGTTCATTCAACAGAGAGGCTCCAGACTTCAATAGTTTTGTGATATCATACCTAGCGTCATCTATAGCTGATGGTGTAGAGGGTGCATGCTGGACAGGTACTAACGCAGGTGCTGGTTCTTTTGAGGGCTTTTTGACAGCATCAACAGGAGCGTTTGCAGTAGATGGAGGTACTACATCATCATCAGCGTCTGCAGCGTATACAGCGGGTAATATCATAGCAAATTTAGGACAATTGGCAGCTGACATTGACAGTGAGGTATATGGGTCTGAGGATTTATATTTATACATGAATAAAAAGACATACAGATTCTACATATCAGCTATCTCTGCATTATCTGCATTTCCTTTCAATCACATGGGAGAGTACACACCAGAGTTTGAGGGATTAAAGATTGCTGTTTGTCCAGGTATGCCAGACAATCAGATTGTAGCGGCACAACAGTCTAATTTATTTTTTGGAACAGATTTAGTTTCTGACCACACTGAGATTCGTTTACTAGATATGACTGCTCTAGATGGAAGTGATAATTTGAGAGTTGTCGCTAAATATTCCGCTGGAGTTCAGGTAGGTGTAGGTGCAGATGTGTGCGTACAAGCATAATAAATTATTAATCTAAAAATCAAAAAAAATGGCGTGTAATCTAACAAAAGGTAGAAACATCACCTGTAGAGATACAGTCGGTGGAGTTAAAGCTTTATATTTTGCTCAACATGACGAGCTGACATCGTTTGTCAGTGCTAATGGTGAGTTGACTGACTTTGACCTTGGCGGTAGTGATGATATCTACAAATATTTATTGAAACGTGGAACAGCGGGAGTTACCGAGACTGTAAACGCGTCAAGTGAGAACGGAACAGTTTTTTATACTCCATCTATCAATATCAAACTACATAAACTGACAAAAGAAGATCAGAATGAAATAAAACTTTTGTCAGCACAGAGACTCATCATATTTGCAGAGTTGAATGAAATCAACGACGCTGGTAAAAATGTGATAGTAGCGTGTGGTCTAGATAATGGGATGGAGCTATCAGCGGGTACAAACGCATCTGGAGTTGCCCTAGGGGATTTAAACGGATACGATTGGACCTTTGAAAGTCAAGAGCCTAATCCGATGCAGGTAGTAGCTGATTATACTACTACACCACTGGATAACTCAGCGTTTACATTCAATAGTATAATCACTAGCTAATAGAAATCTTTTAATCATTGTTTGATTAGTTTTCATAGTAGAGAGAGGGGTAGAGTAATCTGCCCCTTTTTCGTTTAATCTAAAAAATAATATAATGTATAAATTGAAAAAACAGTACAAAGGAGTAGTTTTAAATAGAAATGGATACCAAATACGTTTAGACAACGTTAATCCAACAGATGTCGTAAAAATGGGTCTAGAGAGGTATTTTACTAAATCTAAAAAAGATACGTTTTCCACAAAAGACAAATAAATTTACATCTTTTCTATTATATAGTATGATACATGGAGTATATGGTACAAATGTAAATGGATATTTGAGTCTAGAGGAAAACAGAATCAACACATCTGTAGCTAAATCAAAGATTAGATACCTAGTAAAACTGACAAATGACATGTCTAGTAATACTAAATACATATACCCAACGAAAGTAGAGCACAATGACAGATATGTCAGACTACAGTTTACACATAGTACAGTAGATAATATCAATGATGGTCGTACAAATTTCAAACCTTTTGGATTTTGGAGTTATGAGGTATATGAGGTGTCATGGGTAGGTACAGTATCTATCACAGATAGTACAGCTCCATCAGACGAAACCGAGGTATTATCACCATCTGCAGATACAAAGGGTGTAGTACAGGGTCTAGTACATACAGGAAAAATCTATATATCTGAGACAGTCGGACAGGAACAGATAAAATACACTACACATACACAGAGTAGTAGTACAAACTATATTTATACAGACTAAAAAAAATAAAAAAAAATGAGTTTAATAGACAGCAACAATATTTTATTACGTGAGCAATTAGGTAAAGGACCAGGTGTAGTATTTACTACAGCCGCACAGACATCAAAGGATTTCTACTGTGTACATTTTGTAACAGAAAGTGTAGTTTCAGCGATCACTATTGGTAATCTAACAGGTGAGTCAGCACTACAAACTACTATACCAGCGGGTACAGTTTTGTTTGGTAGAATTACAGCTATCACACTGACATCTGGAGTAGCTATAGGGTACACAGAACATGACGAAAGAGCCGGACAGTAATGAGACTAGGATTAGGTTTAGTACATAGGTCTACTGGTAGTACATTTACACCAGGTGATTTACCATCTCTACTAGGATGGTATAGAAACAATACAGATATATTAAAATCTGGACCAGCACCGGCGGCTAATGGTGATGATGTAATACAGTGGTCAGACCAGTCTGGTAATGACAATCATGCTACATCTAGTGGTAATTATTTTCACTTTGATAGTGCTAGTGGTGGTCTGAGTAGTGAGGTAGGTGTCAATAGTGATTTACAAATACCGCAGAGGAATTTTGCCGGTGAGTTTTCTATGTATATGAGAGTCAAACTATTGAGTATCAGTGGTAGTAGTACAGACCTATTTTTCTATGACGATGACTCAGCGTCTCAGGATTTTTTTAGAGTACAGTCAGATACAGAGGTACGTGGTAAAATAAACAATAGTACTAAGATCGGATTTAGTGCAGGTATAGATACTGGTACATTTTTAAATATAGGTATAGAAAGAAACAGTTCAAACAGAGTAGATGTATTTTTAGAGGGTGCACCACAAACACAAATAGGTACTAGTGGGTATCATGTAGGTGTATTATCAGGTACACTAGACATAGACTCTATAGCGGGTAATCTAGATGGTATTATTGCAGAGGTAGTGATAACAGGAAAGGGTCTAACGGCTACACAGAGGACCAATCTACAGACATATCTATCAAATATATAAATAATGGAAAACATATTACAGGTAAATTTAGAAACACAAACAGCTCCAAAAGTGATGGAGTCTACAGGGAAAGAGTGGATTACCTATGGTACTGATGACTGGGAAAACCTATACCCACAATTTTTGATTGACCTATACTATAACTCTAGTACACATGCAGCAATTATCAACGCTACTAGGGATATGATTGCAGGTGAGGGTATCAGTTGTGATGAGGGAGAAAATCTAGAACAATACGTAAAATTTAAAAAGTTTTTACATAGAGCAAACGGTAGAGAATCACTACATGACATCATAAAAAAATTAGCTTTTGACTACAAACTACAGGGTGGATTTGCTCTAAATATTATATGGAATAAAACTAGAACAGAGATATCAGAGATTTATCATGTTCCAGTAGAAAGATTACGGGCGGGTAAACCTAATGAGTATGGTGTAGTTGATACATACTGGATATGTAGTGATTGGAGTAATACTAGAAAAAATAAACCACAACCTGTACCAGCGTTTAATATGAATGATAGGACCAGTGCTAGTCAGATACTATATGATGGTGATTACTCACCTAATATGGATATATATTTTACACCAGATTATTCAGCGGCGTGCAATTGGTGTTTAGTAGACCAGAAAGTTGCTGAGTTTCATTTATCTAATATCTCAAATGGATTTTCAGGGAGTTATTTTATTTCGTTTGCAAATGGTGTTCCGACAGCTGAGGAAAGATTTCAAATAGAGCGATCACTGGCAGAGAAATTTACAGGTGCTAAAGCTAGTGGTAAATTTGTATTGACGTTTAGTGATGATCAGACTAGGACACCAGAAATCACACCGATATCTGTATCTAACGCAGACAAACAATATTTAGCACTACAGGAGCTATTGGTACAAAATATTTTAACTGGACATCGTGTTACCAGTCCAATGTTAATGGGTATTAAAAATCAGACAGGTCTAGGTAGTAATGTAGATGAGTTAAACAGTGCGTTTGAGGTATATCTAAACACAGTAGTCAAACCCTATCAAGATAAAATATTACGATGTATAGGTCATATACTAGACGTCAATAAAATAGGTCTACCGATAGAAATCATACAGAATAAACCTATTACATCTAAATGGTCTGTAGAGGATATGAAATCGGTAATGACACAGGATGAGATACGTGAGGAAATGGGTCTACCACCACTATCAGATAATAAGGTCGTAGAAGAGGACAAAGACAAATTTGCTAAAGTAGGTACAATGATTACAGATGGTATAGAGTTACCATTGTATGAAACTATAGATGAGGCTATAGCAGAGGCAGAGAGACTAGGTTGTACAGGTTATCACCAACATACACAGGATGGAAATACCTACTATATGCCGTGTGAGGACCATGACCAGACAAAAAGTCTATTTAATGACTGTGGGTGTAAAGAGGAGTTTATCAGTCCTAATCCATGTCAAAAAGGATATGAGCCGTATGGACACAAAATCAAACGTGGTCGTAAAGTACCAAACTGTGTACCTATACAGGCTAGTGAGTTAGAGAAATTTATACATGCGTATGGTGAGGACATAGACGAAAATGAGTGGGAGTTAGTAAATACTACTGAGGTAGATGATGAGATAGAAGAGTTTAACTTTGAAACTGAGTTGAACACACTACACAAAGTAGAATTAGCTAGCACAGGTAGAGCAATACCAAACGCAAAATCTGGACAAGATCAGACATCTAAACAAACTAACTATGTAGATGATATATACAGAGTGAGATATGTATATGATGGTCCAGGTGGTGAGAGAGATTTTTGTAAAGGTATGATATCAGCAAATAAAGCGTACAGAAAAGAGGATATAATCAGAATGGGTAAACAGGCTGTCAATCCAGGTTTCGGTCCAGGTGGTAGTGATACGTACTCAATATGGAAATTTAAAGGCGGTGTTAATTGTTATCATAGATGGTTTAGAAAAATTTATGTTACAAAAAAAGGAGAGAGACCATCTAACACTGATTCTGTCATCACTAGTACAGAGGCTAAGAGTAGAGGTGTAAAACTACCTAGAAACGCACAAGAGGTATCAGTAGCTCCAATCAACATGCCAAACAAAGGTAGAAAAAATTAGGATATGAGTTATATATTATTTATTTCAGAAAACAAACTAAAAGATAGTACAGCACTAGGTGGAAATATTGACATTGAGTTCATTTTACCCTATGTGAAAGTTGCACAGAAAAAACATATAGAGAGAGTACTAGGTACAGATTTGTTTGAAAAATTACAAAGTGATATATTAGGTGGTACACTATCTGGAGCATATCAAACATTAGTAGATGATTATATCACAGATTCACTAACACACTGGAGTTTCTTTGAGTGTCTACCTTTCCTCAGAGTACGTGTAGCTAATAATGGTATAGGTGTAAAAACATCAGAAAATCTAGAGAGTCTATCACAGGAAGATCACAATTTTTTACGTGAGGAAATTAGAAACACAGCTGAGTTTTATACTGAGAGATTAATAGAATACATTAAACACAATATAGAGTCATACCCAGAATACAGTACAAATACTGGTGCTGATATACATCCAAACAAATCAGCGTTTTACAGCGGTATGAACATAGAAACATCACGTAGAGACAATCAAACAGACATCACATTAGATGACTTTTTAACTCCAGATTTGACGTGATGAGAAAAAATTATAAACCCAAAGCTAAAAATGAAGTAGCGCTAAAAAAATACATTAATAAAAATGTTAGACAAAAAAATAACGCAGGACATAGCGGAAACAGGAACAGTAAATCTTAGTGTATTAGGCTTTACTACATTCGCAGAAATAGAGATGATTCTAAAAATCATTTTACTAGTCGCGACTATAGTTTATACAGCTCAAAGGATGTATGCGCACCACAAAAAAAATAAAAATAAATAGAGACACTGTTATCTAGTGTTTCCACGAACTAAAATTTTTGATGTAAGTATATGAAAAACACATGTAAATGTCTAAAAACGTCTAAAAATGACGTAAAAAACGATTTGAGATACTTTGATATTTCAGAGTTTGACAGCCCTGATTTAGTAGGGTCTGGCGATCAGATGTGCTGTGAATTTTTACAAAAAATTGATGAGGCACGACACATAGCAAATATACCATTTGTGATTAATTCTGGATTTAGAACTTTAGAATATCACAAAGATTTAGGTCGTCGCGGGTACCCTACTGCAGTCAAATCTGCACATCTCAAAGGCTGTGCAGCTGACATCAGTTGTACAAAAAGTACTGACAGATGGAAAATTATTAACGCGTTATTGAGTGTAGGATTTACACGTATTGGAATCGCAAAAACTTTTATACACGTAGATTGTGATGACACTAGAACGCAAAATGTAATATGGAAATATTAACCAAACTATATATAAATGAAAGACTATTTTAAAAATTTATTATTAGGTCAAATCCTAAACAGTAAAAAATTTTGGTACGCTATATCATCAGTGATAGTACCATTACTAGTATCTAAACTAGGCGTGTCAGAGGACACAGCTACTGACCTATTCTGGGCACTACTAACACTAACTGGTGCACAGGGAATCGCTGACATAGGTAAACACAAAAAATAGATGAGAGATAACCGCTATCGGTTAAAACCATCTGAGATACAAATAATCCAAAATATGCGTTCTAGACAGGATGTAAACAATGTTTTGTGCATAGGTGATTTGCATGAACCATTTAGTCTAGACGCGTATCTGGATTTCTGTTTTGACCAGTACCTAAAATACAGGTGTAATAAAATAATATTCATTGGTGATATAATAGATAACCATTATTCGTCATATCATGAGACCAACCCGGATGGTCTAAGTGGTGGTAATGAACTAGACCTAGCTATAGATAGAATACAGAGATGGTACAAAAAATTTCCAGAGGCTACTGTAATCATTGGCAATCATGACAGGATGGTCATGAGGAAAAGTCAAACTAGTAATATACCCAAAAAATGGATAAAATCATACAGAGAGGTACTAGAGGTACCTGGGTGGACATTTGTAGAGAGATACGTACAGGATGGTGTACAGTACATACATGGTGAGGGGGGTACTGCACGTACAAAATGTCGTAATGATTTAATGAACACTGTACAGGGTCATCTACATACACAGTGTTATACAGAACACTATGTTGGAGCAAACTACAGAATCTTTGGTACACAGGTAGGTTGTGGGATAGACCATGATAGCTATGCGATGGCGTACGCAAAGTATGGAAAGAAACCAGCTGTGGGATGTGCTGTGATTTTAAACAATGGTCAGACACCTATCAATCTACTCATGTCTCTATAGGTAGTAGACCTATTTTTAGACGTTTTAACGGACTTTCTAAAGTTTTTGGTATAATCTTATCAAAACATTTCTATAATCGTAGTATGTACAAATAGTTTTACACAATCATATTGTGGATAACTCATGTGGAAAAATATGTGAATATCTTTTATTTGTATATCTTTGTGTCAGTAATAACATAAAAATATATATACTATGAAAACAGAATGTACACCACTAGGAATGTCAGACGACAGATTTAATCAATTGATGCAAGAGATTGCAAAAACAGAACTAATAGATAACGCTACTACAGACACGATAGATAAAAACGAAACTATCAAAGAAATATGTGGTAGTGTAGAATACGTCAATGTAGAAATACTGTATGATACTATTATACATCTAGCTACTACACATGAGAGAATAGCAAAGAAGTTTTATCACTATGAGATAGAAGCTATCAAAAATGGAGATGATGGAGAATTATTCAATAGCTCTGCACAAGACTATGAAAAGTTTGCAAAAGAACTCAGAAACCTGATGACACAAATCATCAGAACGCAAAAAAGTGAAAACAGAATCATCAACCTAAACAAATACATATAATGGACTATATACAGGAAATAATAGACTACACTATGGATGGTCTAGAATATATGAAAGGTAATGACACATACGTAGATGACATACATCACGAATTGTTTAACACAGACTATTACATAATAGGTACATACAAAGCTGAACAGTGGCTAAAAAATGGACCCGGTATATTTGAGGCTATGTCTGAGATAAAAGAATATGAGTCAATAAATTTTGGTATGACTACTACTGATCTCACTGATCCAGAAAAGATAGTAAACATGTATGTCTATATACTAGGAGAAAAAATACTAGACAGGTCAGACACATATAGACGTCTAGGTATGCTCAGAGTAGATGATGATACCATAGATGAAATCATAGAGGATATCAGTACTAATAAACTAGTGCTATGACAGATATATCACCTATAGATAAAATTGTGTATATTGCAGAGCATATCAGTGATGGTGATAGTACAGTACAAATGATACTGACGACAGCTCTAGCGCATGGTCTAGAAAAATACCATCTAAATAAATTGTATAATATAATAAAATTGAAACAATGATAAATACTATTGTAGTCGGTGGTCAGTATACAGACCCCACAGAGTATACAGGTCCAGAAACAGACTGGTGTAAACGATGTCAATCCTATGAAAAATATGATGACACAGACGTCTGTGAGAGCTGTATAGATGAACTAGAGGAAATGTCAGAGTATAGCGTATGCTGTACGTCTAGACTACATACAGACACTAATAGATGTACAGAGTGTCTAGAGTGGTCAGAGTCAGAGTTTGATGACTTTTGTAATGAAAATAATTTTAACCCTAAAACATATAGATATGAGTATTAGACATGAGTTTATACATACTCTGAATACTTTTGCGTGTGCAGATAATGAGGTATATATATCTGGAACAGACAACAAAGGCGATCAGATAACTATAGTCATACCAGCTAATGAGGTACTAGAGTGGGTAGACATGGAATATGTGCGAGAAAAGGTCATAGAGCACTATACACAGATAAACAGAGAACACATCATTGATGATGTCAGAGAAAAAATAGTAGACAGACTACTATGTAATAATAATAATCAAAAATAATTAAAAAATGGAAACAAAAAACAGTGTCGTAAAATCAGTACAACCATCTGGTACATGGGATGGTAAATTTGGTCTAATGTACAAATTTGAAATAGCTATGGACAATGGTGATGTAGGTCAGTATATGTCTAAACAAAAAGACCAGACTAAATTTAGAGTAGGTATGTCTACAGATTATGAGTATCATGGCGGTGATTTTCCTAAGATCAAACCAGTAAATACATTTAATCAAAGTACACCACCTAAAAAGAATGACGCAGTACAGGAAATGATAGTCAAACAAAGCTCACTGAAAGCAGCTGTAGATTTCTGTGATGATAACTGTAGTATAGAGGATGTCATAGACAACGCAGAGATATTCTACAAATGGGTAATGACAGGTGAGAAACCTACTATAGACAACACAAAACCATTCTAAAATGTACAAAGCTAAAATATCAGATGAGAATGATTTTATAGACCTAGTAAACACTATGACAGATATGTGTGGTCTAGACAGAGGTAGTTTATCTAAACGTAGTAGAGAGCAAAAATATCAACTACCTAGGAGTGTCGTAACAAATGTAGCACGTATAGGATATGGTATACATCATAGTGTAATGTCTAAAATACTAAATAGGGATAGAACTAGTATCTATCACTACAAAAAATGTCATTCATCAAACTATATGGGGTGGAAAGAATACAGAGAATTATTTAACAGTCTACTGGATAAATGTCTAGATACAAAAAACAGTACAGAGCTACCCTTTAACGGTCCAATAGATATGACAAAATATCTCATAAAGAATGGAGCTATATACAGTAAAAATCCAAACATGAATATAGTGATACATACAGACGCGTTTACTATAGACATCGCTACATCATACAAAGATTTTAGTCATAATATAGAGGTCTGTAATGACGCACTAGGTAAATACAAATTTAGATTAGATGTACAGATAATAGAATGAAACATTTATTAAGTAGTACATCATACCTAGTAGTAAACAAATATCTAGCAGCTAAAATAGGGCTACTACCTGTGGTCCTATTAGCTGACCTGATATCTAAAGAAAAATATTTTATCAGTACTGGACAGATACGTGATGGATATTTTTACAATACAGCTGAGAACATCAAACGTGATACTACACTGTCTAGGTATCAATTAGAGTCTAGTATCAAAGTACTAAAAAGACACAGACTCATAGATACTAAACTGATGGGTGTACCAGCTACTACACACTATAGGATACTAGAAAATAACATAGTGAGTATATTACAAACTAGTTTGATAGATACTGACAAACTAGATTCTAAAAAACTAGCAACAAATAATAATAAAAAAATAGATACTAAAATAAATATATCATTTAGAGATGATGTGTACAGTCATGACTACCCTATAGACATGTTAGATGATTTCTATGTATACTGGACAGAGACAAACAAAAAAGGTATACCGCGATACAAACTACAAAAAACATGGAATACAAAAGGTAGATTGAGGACATGGTCTAAGAATGATAAAAAGTGGACAAAGACTACTACTGTCAAAAAACAGATAGACACGTACGCGTCTGCACGTCAAAAAATAATAGATAATTATGAAAAAAAGAATACCTAAAAGATTCCAGAAATCACAGTATACAACCGTAAACAAAAGTTTACTACATCAGTGGCTCAAAGAGGAAGGATATAATAGACAGGGTTTGTCGTTAGATTTTGAGTGTACACCGATGACTATAGATAGATACATGGACAATCCAGACAAACTAAAATTATCACAGGTACATAGACTATGTATAGAGACTGGTGTAGACGCTAATTTTATCATGAGTCTGGTATATGAAAATTAAAGATTATAAACACATAGACCTACTACTACTGTGTAATGATATACTTTTTAAAACACTAGTAGAACTAGGACAAACTAAATCAGATGACTGGCTACAGGTCATGTCTAATAGTCTAGCGGTAGACCTAACAGAGGACTTTCCTAATATGCATGATTCTGATATCGTAGCGGCGTTTAGACAGGGTGTACGTACAACAGAAAAGTTTGTCATAAATGTACAGACCTACTATTCGTGGATAAAAACACATCAACAGCTCATTTGGTCTGAAAGTACAAAAGAACCAGAAAAACGTGATAGACGTCTAAAATATAGGTCTAGAGAGGGTACTGGACTCAATCTAATAAATAAACACACAAAAAAAATACAATGAAAAATAAAAACTGGATCGGTAATAAAAAGAGTATATTTTCTACATTAGGAGCTTCATCACATAGTGAGGGAGAAAGACAAAAACATGATTATTATGCTACTGATCCAATAGCTATAGACCTATTATTTAAAGAGGAAATATTCAGTTTAAATATATGGGAACCTGCATGTGGAGAGGGGCATCTATCAAAGAGGATGTTAGATTTAGGGTCCTATACAGGAATGTGTGTATATTCATCAGACCTGATAGATAGAGGGTTTGGTGATGTAAAAGATTTTTTGAGTATAGATAATGTAGAATGGAATGGTGATATCATCACAAATCCACCTTATAAATATGCACAGGATTTTATAGAAAAATCTATACAGATAATACCTGAGGGTAATAAAATAGCAATGTTTTTAAAGATACAATTTTTAGAGGGGAAAAAGAGGAAACATTTATTTAAAAAATATCCACCAAAAACTATATATATCAGTAGTAGTAGAATAGAATGTGGAATGAATGGTATTTTTAAAGGATCATCTGCAGTAGGATATGCATGGTATATATGGGAAAAAGGATACCAGGGAGATACAATGATAAAATGGATTAACTAAATGAAAACGTACAACATAAAAAAACTGATAAAAGGATATCGGATTAAACCATCACTAAGGGATAAAATACTGGTAGCTATACCACACACTAAACCGACTCATGTAGTATATGGTGATGAGTCTATGGATATCACAGAGCATACACCACTATTGCACTCACAGACATTTGAGGATAAATTTAGACACAATAGACAGTATACACTATACTACTATGAGTGGATACAGAAAACAGAGACACAGCAAACATCACTATTTTGAAAAAGAAAAAAACTATATCTAAACTAAAAAAAGAACTAGACAAAGTGTTTAGTCAGTACATACGTATGTCTCACTCACATAATGGTATAACACAGTGTTTTACGTGCTCAAAATCTGATCACTGGAAAAACATGCACGCAGGTCATTTTCAATCTAGAAAACATCTAGCAACAAGATGGGATGAACAGAATGTCAAAGTACAGTGTGTGAAGTGTAATATTTTTGATAGTGGTCAACAGTATGCGTTTGGAAAACTACTGGACATATTGTATGGTGAGGGTACTAGTGATGGTCTGGTCATCAAAGCTAGGATGACACAAAAGATGATGAGACAGGAATATATAGATATGATAGACCTATACAAACAGAAAATTAAAGATTTAGAAAATGTCTAACAGTGGTCTGTTAAAAACTTTTTAAAATTATACAGAATTATTATTTAGAATTATATATAATTGTTTCACATGAAACCTATATATGTAAATCATCAACATGAGATACTAATAGAGTCATATATCAACACACTATATGACAGCATTCGGAATCTAGTAAATAATACAGACAAAGTAGATGATTTTATGGATATAGTCAAAGTGATATTTGAATATCATAATGAGTATGGAAAAGATAGAAACGCGTCCAACTATCATGATTTTTTGATGATTATACCACTCAATGTATCAGTTATGACAACAGGGTTTCTGTGTGGTCTAGAGACTACAGGAAACGCGTCTACTATCAGAGTACATCGGGAGCTACTAGGACAGTACTCACTATCTGTAATAGATAAAATAAAAAAAATAGAACCAGTACATGAGTGATATCAATCACATATATATAGTACTGGGAAAACTCAGACATGTATTTATGGGTATAGCTAGTCAGTATACAGACAAAAAGTATGAGAGTGATGACGCTGTCCAGATGATGATGTTATATATGATGAAAATAAACCCAGAGACACTGAAACAGATATATCAAAAAGATGGTGAAAAAGGTCTGATAAAATATGGAGCTGTAGCAATACGTAGGTCATTTACATCACCGAGGTCAGACTACTACTATACATACAAAAGATATCACAGAATACTATCAGACGTAGATAGTACAGCTAAATATGAGTACGCACTATCTGACCATGATACAAACACCTGGGAATACTTTGAAAAAATAGATACAGAGTTGGACAAACTATACTGGTATGATAGAGAGGTTTACTATTCGTACTACAGTTTAGATGGTGAGACACTAGACACACTAGCAAAAAAAACAGGTATTTCTAGAAACAGTTTGTTTACTACTATAGACAATGTGAGAAAACATCTAAAAAAAGTATTGACAGATGAGTAATTTTTTTGTATCAACAGAGATATATGACTATAGACTGGACCTGTGCAGATCTTGTGAGCACTATTTTAGACCTACAGGTACGTGTTTAAAATGTGGGTGTTTTATGAGGATTAAAGCTAGTATAGGGTCATTGGGGTGTCCAGTAGAGAAATGGTCTAAAACGTCAGAAAAACGTGTAAAAAACGACATACCAGAGCATATAATGAAAGAGGTCAGAGATGTATGGACTGGTATAGCTAATGGAAAAGCAAAAGACATAGAAACTAAAAAGAGAGCTATTGAGCTACATAATACGATATATGGTACAGTATACAAAACTACTACAAACTGTGGTAGCTGTCTACATGATGTCAGACAGGGTATAAAAAAAATTATAGACAATGACAAAACACAGTAAATATTATTACGATACAGACAGAAATCTGGATAACGCACAACAGGGTAAACTGATAGATAATAAAATACCACTGTACTACAGAGGTGATATGAATTATGAGGCTAGACTGGTCTGTGATAATTTTGATTTGACGTATCACTGTGGTACTGCAGTTACATACATACTCAGAGCATACAGGAAACATAACACACCTATAGACTGTCTAAAAAAAGCTATAGCACATTTAGAGTTTGAAATAGAAAAATATGAAAGAGAAAAATAAACGTATGTCATACGAAAAGCCACCTATCATAAATCAGTATGATAGAATAGAGGACAAAGTGATGACTATTCCGGCGATCATAAAACATGATTATTCGTATGAGTTTCAGTTTGGATTAACACAGGAAACTAGACAGTATGACAAACAGTTTCTAAAAGTAAAAAAAATAGGAGAATGATAGAGTTTTTAAAACACGCTACTGGTCTATGTGGAGAGCCACATCCTAGTCTACTAACTATACTATGTGGTACACCTATAGTCGGTGCGTTATTATACAAGTATAAAAAATGGAAACGATAATATTTTTATGTATCTTTACAGGTATAGTTATAGGTATGTATATAGTATCACAAATAGATAATAGACTATGAAATTTATATGTGATATATGTGGACATACTGACACAAAATACAAAGTTAGATTGTCTCTGATAAATGATAGACTAGTATGTAAAGATATGATGTGCTGTAGTACATATATGACACAGATAAAGACTAGTGAGTATGAGGGTCTACCAAAGATACACAGAGACACGTCTGACACTGGACACAGTAAAACATACGACGCAGATAGACTATGGAAAAAAACAAAGGACAATCTATTAGATGGGAATTTTCTTGAGGACAAATAGACAAAATAACTACTACTGGAAATGTATCGTAAAGATACTAGGACAGGATTTAGGGTATCATCAATATGAGATGCATAAAATATTAACAAACATGTTTATTCCAGACAGTACAAAGGAGTTGAGTACACAGGAGTTTCATCACTACTGTGAGGAAATACGTATCTGGAGTCAAACAGAGTTGGGTATAGTACTACCACTTCCAGAAAATAAAAATAAATAAAATCTATTATATAGTATGTACACAAAGACAGTCAGTATCAATGAGTTAAAATTAAACAAAGATAATCCTAGGGTTATCAAAGATGAGAAATTTAAAAAACTAGTAAAATCAATCAAAGATTTTCCAGAGATGTTAGACATCAGACCAGTAGTAGTAGATGAGGATATGATCATACTAGGTGGTAATATGAGGTATAGAGCGTGTGTAGAGGCTGGTCTGACTGAGATACCAATACATATAGCTAGTGGATTGACACAGGAACAGAAAGAGGAATTCATAGTAAAGGACAATGTGGGGTTTGGTGATTGGGAATGGGATATACTAGCAAATGAGTGGGATAATGTAAAACTAGGTGAGTGGGGTCTAGACGTATGGGTACCAGAGTTAGAGGTAGAGAAACCCGATGGTGTAGTACTGACAGATAAATTTCTAGTACCACCTTTTACTATACTAGACACTAGACAGGGATACTGGCAGGATAGAAAAAAATTATGGAAATCTAAAATTAACGATAATGGAGAGACTAGAGAGAACGCACTATGGACAGCTGTAGAGATGAAATATGGTACATGGAAAGGGAAACTAAAAGCGGCACCAGAGGTATCTATACTAGATCCTGTATTAGCTGAGATAGCGTGTAAATGGTTCTGTGTAGAAAAGGGTCGGACCTTTGATTGTTTTGCAGGTGATACAGTATTCGGATATGTCAGCGGAGATTTAGGACATGATTTTACTGGTATAGAATTGAGAAAAGAACAGGCGGCTATAAACAATGAAAGAGTCAGAGATATGTCAGCTAGGTATATATGTGATGATGGTCAGAATGTATCTAAACATATAAAGAAAAATAGTATGGATATGTTATTTAGTTGTCCACCATACTATGATTTAGAGGTATATAGTGATATGGATAATGACGCAAGTAATCAGGAATCGTATGATGATTTTATATCTATACTAGACAAAGCGTTTACAGACAGTATAGAGTGTCTAAAAGATGATAGATTTGCTGTGATAGTGTGTGGTGATGTCAGAGACAAAAAAGGAAAATATTACAGGTTTCCTGATCACATCAAAGATATATTTGAGAGAGCGGGTATGTCTCTATACAATGAGATGATATTAGTAGAGATGATTGGTACACTAGCTATGAGAGCCGCACGTACTATGAAAAATAGAAAGGTATCAAAGTGTCATCAGAATGTACTAGTATTCTACAAAGGGGATATATCTAACATACGAAAAAACTACAAAGATTTAACTACAGAACTAACAGACATATTAGATGAAAGCTGAGATATATAATCACAGAGTCTGGATATCAGAGACAGACCCTAAAATGATAAAAAAATACTTTGATAATCTATTGTATATATGTGATTTTGATGTACTAGATTTTATAGACTACAGATTTGTACCTATGGGATACACAGCCGTGTGGTTATTAGGTGAGTCTCATTTTGCTATACATACGTTTCCAGAACACCAGAAAACATATATAGAGATGTCTAGTTGTAATATAGAGAAACACAATAAATTTATAGATTTAGTAAATACAGACTATGGACAAAAGTAGGCACATAAAAAAGGAGTCTATGTTAGAGGCTCTAGAACAGACACTAGGTGTAGTAACTACAGCGTGTAAATCTACAGGTATACCAAGATCTACATTTTACAAATGGATTAGAGAGGATGAAAAGTTTAAACGTAGTGTACAGGATATAGAAAATATAGCTCTAGATTTTGCAGAGAGTCAGCTACACACACAGATGAAAAATGGAAATACATCAGCTACTATATTTTATCTAAAAACTAAAGGTAAAAAACGTGGATATATTGAGAGGTCTGAGTTAGATTTGACTAGTGGTGAGGACCCTATCAAAATCAACATCAATATAGATGGAGTTGAATATTAATCCAGATTTTACAGAGACACAAAAAAGAGCTATAAAATATCTGTTTGATAGGTCTACAAATGACATACTGTTTGGGGGTGCTGCTGGTGGTGGTAAATCATTCATAGGTTGTGCGTGGTTGATCTTACTGTGTATCAAATACCCAGGTACTAGATATCTGATGGGTAGGTCTAAACTGGATAGTTTAAAAAAGACTACATTGAATACATTTTTTGAGATATGTCAGACATGGGGTATCATATCAGGAAAACACTATACATTCAACGCTGGTAGTAATATCATCACATTTTACAATCAATCAGAGATACTACTGAAAGATTTATTTATGTACCCTAGTGATAGAAATTTTGATAGTCTAGGATCGTTAGAGATATCTGGAGCTTTCATAGATGAGGCTAATCAGATAACTGAGAAAGCTAAAAATATAGTCAATAGTCGTATACGATACAAACTAGATAAATACAATCTGATACCTAAACTACTACTGACATGTAATCCATCTAAAAACTGGACATACACACAGTACTACAGACCGGCTAAAGATGGTACGATAGAGAAACATAAAAAGTTTATACAATCACTAGTAGACGATAATCCATTTATATCTAGACACTACAGAGGTCAGTTAGACAAACTAGATGAGATGAGTAAACAGAGACTACTATATGGAAACTGGGAGTATGACGCTAGTAAAGATAATCTCATAGAGTATGATAGTATCATCAATCTATTTACACAGACAGGTATACCAGGTGAGAAATACATCACGTGTGATATAGCACGATATGGGTCCGATAAAACAGTTATTATGTACTGGGTAGGTAAACATATCAAAAATATATATTCGTACAACAAAACGTCTATTACACAGGTCGTAGAGGAAATAAAGACTATACAGCAACGTGAGGGTGTCAAACTGACAAACATAATATGTGATGAGGATGGTGTCGGTGGGGGTGCGGTAGACATACTTAGATGTAGGGGGTTTCAAAATAACAGTAGACCTATTAACAAAGAAAATTATCAGAATCTAAAAACACAGTGTTACTACAAACTAGCTGATGAGATAAACAGAGCTCAGATAGGTATAGACTGTAGTGATATCAATATCAAAAATTATATCATAGAGGAACTAGAACAGGTGAGGTCTAAAGATATGGACAAAGATAATAAACTACAGATAGTACCTAAGGATGTCATAAAAGATATCATTAGTCGTTCACCAGATTACGCAGATTGTATCATGATGAGGATGTATTATGAGATAGACAGAAACTATGGTAAATATTTTGTACAGTAAACTAAAAATCAATTTTTTCTATTATATACTATGGAGATAAAAATCAGACATGATCTTGAAACAAAATGGTACAGTGTACCTAATACGTGGGATGACCTGACACTAGACAAATATATGATATGTATGAAACATCTAAAAAATGTAGACCATAATCATGACGCACTATTAGAGCTCATATATCATCTGTCTGGTATACCTAAAAAGACACTATACAACATGACTATCACAGATGTACAAAAAATAGTCAATGTAGTCAAAGACTTTTTACAGACTGTACCTACAGACAAACTAAAACATATAGTTAAAATAGATGGTGTCAAATATGGATTCAATCCTAAACTGAGAGATATCAGTCTTGGTGAGTTTGTAGACATAGAGCACTGTATCAAAGAGGGAATGTATGACAATCTACATACACTACTATCTATACTGTATAGACCAGTAGTCAAACAGAAAGGTGATAAATACACTATAGAGGAATATGAACCTAGTGATGTACGGGCAGACCTGTTTAAAAAGAACATGACAGTAAAGGATTTCAATGGTGCTAGCGTTTTTTTTTACGATTTAGGGATACAATTATTAGACACTATGAGCCAATATTTAAAAATGGAAGTGATGAAAGAGAGACTAAAAGTATTACAGACAAATGGGGATGGTATGAGGTAGTCTACAATCTAGCTGAGGGTAAACTACATAGATTAGAGGAAATCACAAAGATACCAGCGGTAGAGTGTTTTACATACATGAGTTATCAGAGTGATAAAAATGAAACAGAAAAGGTTAAAATAAAATAAATGGGAACAGATAGTATCAGATACAAAACATATAACAATGTCATAGAGACTCTAAAATGTCTGTCAGACTCACACAAAATAATACAGACAACGACCAGTGGTGATATATGGGATATAGACCTGGAGAAAAACACAAAGTTTCCACTATGTCATATAAACCCTGTAGATGTAGAAATATCTCTATCACAAAAAACATTCAATTTTCAAATATTTGTGATGGACATAGTAGATGAGAAAGGTGATAATGAACAGACAGTTTTATCAGATACACTACAAATATTAACTGATCTTTTAGCGTTACTAAAACATGGTGAGAATACACATACACACAACGCTCAGCATGGTGAGGAACCTAGATATTTTATTGATGATGATTTTAGGTGTGAACCATTCAATGAAAGATTTGACAATAGTGTGTCTGGATGGGTACTAGAAATAGGTATCGTAGTAGAAAGTGTACTAGACTCATGTGATGTACCAATAGATGACAGCAAAGTATGTTTAGATTAAAAATAGGAAAAATAACAATACAATTAATACCACCAAAAATTACGTATGGATTATAATGATATATTAGAAAAATTAGACGCTATCAGTATACGTCTACAGTCATACAATGACTACCCAGAGAGTGCGTCTAATAACGCAAAAAGAGCTATAAAATACAAAGAGGAAAATGGTACCACGTGTGGAACTAGGGTCGGGTGGACGCGTGCAGGTCAGTTAGCTAGACGCGAAAAGATTTCCAGAGACACGATCGCGCGCATGGCGTCATTCAAAAGACATGAGCAACACGCTGATGTACCCTATGATGAGGGTTGTGGGGGTCTGATGTACGACGCATGGGGTGGAAAAAGTGGAGTGAACTGGGCAATTAGTAAACTAAAATCTATAGATAAAAATAAAAAATAATGGCAAATTTAACAACAACAATTACAGAGTCAGTAACAGTCAATGGTCAGCAAAGAGGTAGTACTAATACACTGACTATAAATGACATCGTAGACACACTAGAAAGGACTATCACGTGTGCACATTCAAACATCACTACAATAGTAGAATTCAACACGTCTAATCACGCTGCAGAGAGTGCACTAGACAGAGACAATGTCAAATATATACGTATCACAAATCTGAGTACTACAGACGAATGTATCATAGGTGTCATATCAGGTAGTACAAACTACCAGGTCAGATTAACTCCAGGTGGTAGTCATATACTTTTAGGTGGTGCAGATGTAGCTACTGCAGAGGCAGACGCAGACCCGGCTATGTCCAGTATGACAGATGATTTGTCAGCTATAGAGGTACAGCCAGTCAGCTCTACTAATGTACAGGTAGAACTATTTGTAGCGTCTATATAGTGGGTCTATTTGGATTAAAATATGAAAATGTAGATAGGTATTTTGATAGCTATGCAAAATATATAATCAGACAGGCTAAAAATAGATTATCTAAAAGGTCTAACACAGGGCGTCTGAGAGACAGTCTAGATTATACAATATTTAAAAATCGTGTAGGTCAGAGGGATATACGTTTCACATCTGTAGCTTATGGAGATTATGTACAGAGGGGTGTGTCTGGAACAGAAACACAAAGGACATTTATAGATGTAGATGGTCGTAGAAAAAGATCACCATACAAATACAGTACAAAACAACCCCCAGTCAGTGCACTAGAGTTATGGATAAAAACTAAAGGGTTTGGTCGTGTACGTGGTGCAGGTGGTAAATTTATATCACACAAAACACTAGCTTTCTTTATGTCTAGATCTATCAAAAAACGTGGTATACGTAGTGTGTCATTTTTTACACAACCTATATCGGCTAGTTGGAAAGTATTCAAACAAAAATTAGTAGAGAATTTTGCAAAAGACATAGAGGCTGAAATAGAAAATAAATTTAGTATAAAAATATGATATGATAGCAATAGAACAGAAACCTAAATATCAGCTGATATCAGCACAATCACCAATAATTTTTACAGTGTTTGATGGACCTACTATAGCTACTAAAGTCAAAGTCAAATACGTAGCTGACATACGTGTATCTAATCAGGTGTCTGGTCTTAGTACATCAGTAGCTAAAGTAAAAGTCTCACCGAATGATACAGGTAGAGGTATATTTGATTTTTCACCTATAGTACACAATTTTGTATCACCAGATTATCTAGGTGGTGTGGTACACAATAGTAATAATAATAATTTTAGTAGCTACAACACAGTACCATTCTCTGACAGTACACCACATAGTATACATCAGATAGATAAATTTAGTACCAATCGCAGATCTTGCAGATTTTTACAAATAGAGTTTTCTGTAGAGGGTGCAGGTACTGTTACAGACGCAGTAGTAGACCAGGGTACAACAGAGACATCCTTAGACTATGTTATATACAATGGGATACTAGACACTACTGACATACTGAACATAGATAACAGTGGAGATTTTGGGTATAATATAGACCATGCAGGATTTATACTAAATGATACAGATGGTAAATTTTTAACTAACGCACCTACTACA